CTCGTAAACTATTAGAATTTAGAACAGGAGAACCAATACAAAAGATACCTGACGCTATTATAGATATAGAACTTAAATGGATTAATGACCACTTTAAAATTATAGCAGTAGATAAAATATACACAGCACGTAGCTTAATGGATGAGGCTAAGTCTATTAAAGATGCTTGGAACTATGACGGTTTATTAGTAGACCCTTATAACTCTTTAGCAAAAGATGCTCAGTTACTAAGAACAGTAGGAGGTCACGAATACGATTACCAGATAGCTTCAGAGATGAGATTATTTTGTAAAAAAGAAAATGTTTCTATGTGGTTGAATTGTCACGCTGTTACAGAAGCATTAAGACGTACTCACGATGCACAGCACGAGTTCGCAGGTTTTCCTAAGCCTCCTAGTATGGCAGATGTAGAAGGTGGTGGTAAATGGGGCAACAGAGCTGACGATGTTATAGCTATTCATAGATATACACAGCACCCAACTAGATGGATGGTTTCAGATATCCACGTAAAGAAAGTAAAAGAAACAGAAACAGGCGGAAGACCAACTTCTATGGACTCACCTATATCGCTTCGAATGATGCCTTCTAACGTAACATTTACCATAGCAGGTAGAGATATTATAATACCATCACTAAAACAAAGCAAAACAGAATCTAAAATCGAATTTTAATGGAACAGATAAAAGACACAAACAGAGCTCTAGTACTACTTACTAAATACCATAAAGAATATATTAAAATGGCTAAGGCTATTTCAGGTAATAATATAAACGTTAGAAACTATGCAGAAGACTACGTACAAGAAGCTTATTTAAGACTAAGTAGATACGATAACTTATACGAGAAAGTAGTTAACGCTAAAGGTAAAGTATCAAAAGGCTATATGTTTTTCTGCCTTAGAAGTATTATATTAAATGACATTAAAAAGAAATCTAATATTAAGTTTTCATTCTTAGGGAGTCAATACGATTTTGAAGAGAAGTATAACTGGATAGACGAAGGTGTAGACCCTTTTATACCTGCCTGTAGTAGATTAGAAGATAAGATGTATGAAGTGCTTAAAAGAGAGGCTAAGTGGTTTGATTACGAATTATTTAAGAAGTATTTAAAGACAGGTAAAAGCTTTAAGACTTTAGCTCAAGAGAGTAGATTAGGAGTAAGAACTATTTACCTATCTGTCAAAAGATGTAAGCTACTAATAGCAGAGCACTTATATGAAGACTATGCGGATTTCTTAAATGGTGATTACTCTTACATAAAATAAACAACAAAAAGCTTGTGTATGTCATTTATTTGATATACATTTGCTTTAATATTAATTAAAACCTTAATAATATGGATGTTAACGAAAAGATTTTCTTACTAAACTCAGAGGGATTAAGTCCTTCTAAGATAGCACAGAAGATGAAGATTAAAAAAGCAGTAGTTCTAGACATACTAGGAGAGTCTGCTAACAAAGGACTAGGAACTAAGATAGCTGATGTAACAAGTGCTTTAGGCTTAGATGTATTAGCTGAGACTGTAGCAGATGTTCTAGGAGCTGACGACTGCGGATGTGCTAAAAGAGCAGAGGACTTAAATAAGATATTCCCTAATAGAGCTCTTAATGATTTATCAATAGAAGACTTTAACTATCTAACTGAATTTTTTATATTTAAGCGAAGCTCTGTAAGTTCATTAGAGCAAAAAAAGTTAGTAGATATATTCAATAGAGTATTTAACTCTAAAAGAGTGGTTTCTAATTGTTCACCTTGTGTAGCTAATTTAATCAGAGATTTAAAAAAGATATATGGAGCAGTTGACAACTAAGAAGTTAAATAAAAAGAAAGTGAAAGAGTTAGTAGCTATAGCAGACCAGATGGCAACACGTCTGCAATGGTTACACTCTACAGGAAAGCACAAAAGTGACCCTGATATGTATAAACGTTTAGCTCTAGAGATTTATCATATTTCAGAGCTAATAGATGAGAAGTTAAGAGTAAAGAAACTAAAACCCAAAGTAAATTATGGCAACTAGAAAAAAAGACTTTAGACCTAGATTAAAAGGAAACATTAAAAAGGCTTACGAGAACTTAGTAAAAGTAGAAGATAAGATATTAGTTATAGGTGATTTACACGAGCCTTTCTGTCTAGACGGTTACTTAGCTCACTGTAAGGCTGTCTACGCTAAACACAACTGTAATAAGGTTATATTCATAGGAGACGTGATAGATAATCATTACTCTTCATTTCACGAGCCTGACCCTGATGGCTTAGGTGGTGGTGATGAGTTAGACTTAGCTATAAGAAGGTTGAGTAAATGGTATAAAGCCTTTCCTGTAGCAGATGTATGCATCGGAAATCACGACCGTATTGTGACCAGGAAGGCCTTCTCTGGAGGTGTACCTAAGAGATGGATTAAAGGAATGGCAGAAGTTTTAGAGACTCCTAATTGGATTTATAACACTAAGTTTATTTACGATAATGTACAATACATTCACGGTGAATCAGGTAGGGCTTCTAAGAAAGCTAAAGATGATATGATGTCTACAGTGCAGGGTCACAGGCATACTGAAATGTTTACAGAGTTTATAGTAGGAGCTAATTATAAAGTGTTCGGATGTGCTGTAGGATGCGGTATAGACGTTAGAAGCTACGCTATGGCTTATGGTAAAAACTTTAAGAAGCCTGCTATTGGATGTGCTGTAGTATTTGGTGGTGAATACGCTATTAATGAGCCTATGTTATTAGGTAAAAAACACAGAGAGTAGTGGATTACAATAATGACTTTAAGTATGACTTAAAAGTAGGTCAAGTAAAAGAAGAGGAGCTCGGAAACATACTTAGCTCCTCTACTATAGAGGTAAAGCACGATTTAAAAGCTCTTTCTACAGGTAATGTCTACGTAGAATATTGGAGTAGAGGCAAGAAGTCTGGAATATCTGTCTCTGAATCTGAATATTATTGCTTTGCTTTTGGAGACACTTTACATTTAATTAAGACTAAAGACTTAAAAGATAGATGTAGAAAATACTTCAATACAAATAGAGATAAAAAAGGAGGAGACTCAAATACATCAAAAGGAATACTACTACCTATAAAAGAATTATTTTAACATAAAAACTATATCAAATGAGTAAAGAACAAAGAGAAAGAGCAATAGCTCAAAATGGTAATGAAGGGACTCATTACACTATGAGTGTAGAAGAGTTACAGATGTTAACAGAGACGTTTACAAATGACTACGTACAGCAAGATGTAGCTAAGATAAGGAAAGAGACTCCTGTATTTAGTGGAGTGTTAAAGTATTTTCCAGATGCTATAGCAGAAGTAGCAAAATGTAGCTTTGTAGGACAACAACAGCACAATCCAGATAAGCCTTTGGCTTGGGATAGAAGTAAGTCAGGTGATGAGTACGACGCTCTTATGAGGCATCTTATGGACTCTACAGTAGATGATTATGATACAGACGGAACGCTTCATTTAGCTAAAGTAGCTTGGCGAGCACTAGCAGGATTACAAAAACACTTAGAAAATTTAAACCCTAAGTAACTGAAAGACAGAGGCTAAGAAATTAGTTTCTGTTTTTTTTTAAAATAAATGTAAAAAAGTTTGTGAGAACTAAAAAGGTGTCGTATCTTTGTAGTGTAGAAACATAACAACTACATCTAAAACTCAAAATTATGAAAGTATTTAAAAATTTAAAAGCACAAATTAAGAAAAATGACACAACTACTAACGCAGGAATTATTTTTGTAGTAGGCATTATACTACCTATTTTAATCGCTGTAACGTTAGATGTAATTAATAACGGTTCTAAAATGTTATAATATGAATGAAGATTTAACAAAATTCTTACTAGAGCGTATATCAGCTTTAGAGAATCAAAACAGAGAGTTAAAAAATATCAATATGGTAAAAACAGAGCAAATAGAAGCTTTGAGATACGAATTAAATTATTCAAGAAACACTAAAAAACTATAATTATGAAACCAAAAAAAACAGGATTAGAAAAAGCTTATAAGAAAATAGCTAAATTAAAAATAGAAACTACAACAGAGCAGTATATAGCATTAACTAATGTGTTATGTGAATTAGCAAACGAGCAGTTTGACAAGGGAATGAAAATAGCAACAGAAATTTATACAAAATAATTATGAGCACTAGAATGAATATCTACAGACAATTAGACCAACAATTTGAATTAGAAGATAACTTCGGAGACACTAGAGAAATGACTCAAGAGGATATAGACTTCTTAAATGAATTAGATAAAAAAATATAAACTAGAGTAGGTGTAGCTGACTGATAATACTGTCGCAAGTTTAAGGTATGGCTACATCACTTTTTAAAAACTAAATATGAGAATAAGAAAAGAATATAAAAAAGAATATTACCAATCTAATAAAGAACGTATAAAAGCGAAAACAAAAGCTAACGTCTTAAAAGGTAAGACATCTAAAACAATAGTATATCTATTACCTAAAGAAAATTATGTAGGTATAACTAATAATCTAAAAGTAAGGTTATCTAATCAGAGAGTAATTAATAAAAGAGATACAACGGATTATAGAATTTTAGCAGAAGTAAATACTAGAGCTGAGGCTTTAGAATTAGAGAGCTTAATACATTCAATAGGATATAGCGGAGCTTGTGAATGGAATACTAACCGTAAAAAATATATATAATATGAAAATTACCTTATTAAATCACGAACAACTAGAGTTATCAGAGGCTTTAGATAATATGACGAATGACGAATACTATTATAATTATTTAAACTTAGATAGAGCTTTGTCTTATAGTACTATTAAATGGCTTCTAAAGAGTCCTAAGTGGTATGCTCATATGAAAAAGAAAGGTATGACTGAGACACAGGCTTTAAGAGACGGAAATCTCGTGCATACAGAGATACTAGAGCCTTCTAAATACGGACAGTTTACTTTTGTAGATACATCTTCTAAGAATACTACTAAATGGAAACTAGCTAAGGAACAAAACGGACAAGCATATACATATACCT